GACCTTAGGTTGGTAGAATAAGGAGGAGACAGAATGAAAAGAGTTGTTTTGATGGCTGCTTTGATGGCAGTTGTTATGGTGGTTGCGGCTTGTGGTACTGGTGCGGATGCGCCAGCTACGGGTGCGGCAGGAGGACAGCAAGGTGCAGCGCCAGCGGGCGAGGCGGCTGGCGGCGGCGATGGTGCGGCTAGCGATAGACCGTTTTCGGAGCTTAGTGTGCTTACCTGGGATAGAGGCGGTATTGGTCATGTGGATTCCGCTAATAATTTCTTTACCCAGTGGATTCAAGAAGAAGTGCTGAGAGAGCTTAATATGCAAGTAACCTTCCAAGCGATTGGTCGCTGGGATGAGGGCGAAGTGCTGCCTACGCTTATGGCGGCGGGCGAAGCTCCCGATTTGGCTATGACCTTTAATGGCGGCATGGTTGAGCATTTTGGTAATTTGGGCGGCATTTTGGATATGTCCCCACTGTTGGAAGAGCATTTGCACAGATTGCCTAGCTTGAATAGCTGGCTGGACGATTTGCTATGGCAAAATCAGAACCCAACCACAAACGAGATTTTCTCGATAATGCAACGTAGAGTGCATACCCCTCGTATGGTTACGAATATCCGTGCCGACTGGCTCGAAGCTCTGAACATGGACTTGCCGACGACGACGGATGAATATATCAACGCTTTGCGGGCTTTCAGAGATAATGCCGATGTTTTGGGCGTAGATAACCTTATTCCACTCGTAACCACCGACGATATTCGTTGGAGAATGGGCGGATTGCTTGAAACTTTCATTGACCCAAGTCTGAGCGATGCGGAGATTTGGATGTACACGATTGGCGACAGGCATTTCTTGTTGCCAGGTTATGGCGATGGCGTTCGCTTGCTTAGCCAAATGTTTGACGAAGGGCTTATTTTCCCAGATTTCCCTGTACATACGGGCGACGAATTTACGGATAATTTGACCATTGCAAACCAAGTTGGTTCGTACACGCACAACTGGGATCAGCTATGGCGGCCAAACCCTGACATTATGAACAGATTGAACGAAGTTGATCCAAACGCACGTTTCGTGCCGATCGATACTTTCCAAAATCCAATCACGGGACAAAGCCAAAAAATCACATATCCTACGAGCGGTTTCCACGTATTTATTCCAGCCACCAGCAGCAATCCCGTTGGCGCTTTGGAATATCTCGACTGGATGAGCAGACTTGACAACAGGTTGTTCTTACAAATCGGCGTTGAGGGTTATCATCACGAGAGAATTGTAGTAGACGGCATAGAGACAGTAGCCATGTTGATGGTTGACAATGACACGACAGAGATGCGTGTATATTCGCCGAACAACATTGACCTTACTTTGGTAATCAACGGTGTTGATTTAGGAAATTACTATGCAAACATAGCGATGCTTACGGGCAACTACCCAGGCATTGACCCCGCTTTGATAATGGATTCCTACAACATTGCAATGTCGAATGCGAGAGTACCCGTACATCATGCGATACCAGGCGGAACGCCAGTTAGCTCGGAGTTCGGCCCAACTTTCCAGCAGATGACATCACAGGCATTAACGAACATCATAGTAGCACCTGTTGAGAATTTCGATGCGATGTGGGAAGAGGCGGTACAAGGAATGTTAGGTGCAGGGGCACAAAACGCTCTCGATGAGCGCCGTGCAGGATTAGAGGCCATGGGCATATCCGTACCAGATTTAAGACCCGGGCAATTATTAAACCCATAGATACAGAACGACACAAAGCCCCACGGCAAAACCGTGGGGCTTTGCCCCACACCCCACCACTTTGAAAAGTGGACAAACTTTAAATTTTTATTTTGGCGATAATTTGGCGATAACATTAACGTAGGGGCGGATAATATTCGCCCGTGCGGCTTGCGAGTTTGGGGGGTTGGGGCGGATTTAGGTTGAGAGGAGATTTGGTTATTAAAAAATTGGTTGTGGCTTTTTTTATTTTGGTGCTGGTAGCTTGCGGCGGTAATGTTGGAGAGGATTTGGAGAATTTTGGGATACGGGTTGAGGTTGTAGACACGGGGATAGTGGCGGCGGGAATGTCTGTTATTTTTTTGGATATGCAGCCGACCGCTGATTTTGCCGTGGAGACGGCGGAAGATGTGTTTTTGCTGGTTTCGGTTATGGAGGGGATTGCGTATTCTTTGTATGAGGAGCGAGTTATTGCGACCGCACCGATTATTGCACATAATAACATGGAGTTGTTTGTGAAATTTGAACAAAACGGCTTGTTGGAATTGTACAACGAGAGTATATTTGCCATGTGGGAGAACAGCCCCATGCAGGGCAATATAGAGGCGTACAATCAGGCTCTGGCGGCGGGCAGGTTGCGAATGGAGGATTATGTGCAGTCGGGGCATTTTGACTGGGTTGGCGAGTTGGGGTTGGCGATAGAATTTAGTGCAGGGCAGGCTATTATCACTTTTTTGACAGATGCCAGCGGATTGAATCTCGATGATGTGGGGCGGTTTGATGCACTCTATGATGAGATAATGGGGATTTTGATATTGCCGCCTGTTGTTGATAGTGCACTCGTTGTTGAACTTTTAGCCTTGCGATAGTCCTAAATTTCAAGATGAATTGATTGGCTAGTTATTTTGTGGTACAATAAAACCATGAGAAAAACCAAAAGGGCTAAGAAAATCAAAAAACGTGAAAAACGTGAAAAATTAGTCGCACATGATGAGTTACTTAACTTGCTAAAATGCGACAAGCAGGAGCTAGTAAAATTCATAAACGGCTCGTTCGGCATGAAACACAACCCGAAAACGGCTGTGGTACAATTTTTGGAAAATACCGAACGGACTTTGAAAGATAATTTCGGCAAGATAACGGGCGATATGGAGACGGATTTAGCTCGGGATTTGTCGTTCACGATTGACGGCTACCTATATTTTATCGAAGTGCAAACTCAATCCGACAAGACAATGCTGTTTAGGCTGATAGAATACGAATGGCACGGGCTAATCAGCAATCTGCCGCAGAGCAAGCAATTCGAGGAAGAATACCGTGCTACCGTGATATTGCCGCAGGAGATGGTAATTCAGCTAGACAAAAAAATGATGTGCCAGATTTTTATTCGGTAACATATCGCAATCATGTTACGGGCGAGGAATTAGTGCAGAAATTCCCGATAATAAAGCTATGGGAATACAATTTTGATGAGTTAATCGCCCAAAACAAAGCTGTATTACTGCCGTTTGTGATGAATTAGACCCTATTTCTAGGTTGGGCTTGGTGGTGGTTGGTTGCGTTGCTTTGCTTAACATGGTGGTGGAGTTGATTTTGGGGGTTTTTAGGTAAGGGGGCGGTGTTTGCAGCCTGTCGGAAATTTCGGCAGGTTGCTTTTTTGTTTCAATCCACGCACTGCCAGCGGACAGGTGCGACATTTACCATAATTAGTGTACCACAAAAGAATGAGCGGTGTCAAATTAAATTTTTAAGGAGGGAAACTCTTGGAGGATATAAAATTAGCCTTGCGAGTCTTGGACGATGAATTTTTGACTTTTTTTGGAGGAGGTGGTATAATTGGGGAAAGCGAGTAGTAAATCGCTACGGCGTGTGGGGAATTCCCCTAGTGGTGCTAATCCTCGGTTAAATGGATTTACGGCAAAGAATTTGAAACGGCATTTTGGCGGCGGTGGTAAGAGCGACCATTCTGGTCAATATAAAGGCTACACTCAAGCCCAGTATGCAAGTCGTGCCGAAAGATTGGTGCGGTCTGCTACTAGTAGGAATGTTTTAGGATTTAGGGCTACTGACGGTTCTATTGTCCGATACGACAGACGGACGAATGATTTTGTACGGAGCGGCGACCGTGGGATTAGGACGATGTTTAAGCCAACAAATGGGCTTGTATATTTTAACCGAAAATTTAAAGAATATGGAGCGCGTAAAAAATGAAGAAAGTTCCAGTGAAATGTCCAGTATGCGGAGAATTTGAGTTTGAATACCGTGATGATTTTGATATTTGCGAGGTATGCGAATGGGGAAATGACAGTTTGCAACAAGACGACCCCACTTTTCCAGGCGGTCTTAATGTCGTGAGCCTAAACCACGCTCGTCAAAATTGGCAGAAATACCGTACCACCATAACTGACGAAGAGTTAGCAATATTCCGACTTTATGACGAAAAAACGGCACTAAAACAGAAATTGACCGCCGAGGAGCAAGCCGCTTTTAAATCCGTTTTTTGGTAGCAGATGTGAAAAATATCAATATATGCAGAAAATAGCCGATATAGGCTATTTTTTGTTGGAGATTTTTAAGGAGGTGGAGTAATGAAACTCATAGAGGAGATAAAATTGTCGCTACGAGTCTTAGACGATGAATTTACGCCAGAGATAGCTGGCTTGGTGGATGCGTGTTATGCGGATTTGCGGACGGCTGGGGTTAGGATTGCGAAGAAACACAGGGAAAATCCGCATCCCTTGCTTAAACAGGCGGCTACTTTGTATGCCAAGGCACATTTTGGGGCGGATGCGGCGGCGGATAGGTATCTTCGGTATTATGAGGGTATCAAGATTGTTTTGTCGCTTGCGGCTGTGTTTACTGGCAAGGACGAAAAGGACGAAAAGGACGAGGACGAAAATGTTTAACGATGGCGTGGCGGCGGCGTTTTTGAAAGTGCCTCGACAGACGGTTGGTGGCTCGCTGGTCTTTGACTTTGAACCGTATAGGCGTTTTTTTTATGCGGAATTGGGCTTTACGGTGGACGAGTATTATTTAGTTAATCAAGCCGAGGAAGTCAAGGTTTTGCGTAAGATTCGGATTCGGCAGGATAAGCGGCTTTCTAGTCGGCACGTCATCGAGATTGGCGGCGAGCGTTATAATGTTGGGCGGACGTTTTCGGCGCTTTCTCATGGCGTGCCGATTACTGATGTTACGTTGGAACGGTTTGAGGGTTGATTTGTTGATGTAGGGGCGGATAGAATCCGCCCGCAATCGTTTATGGTGCGTGGGTCATGGCGGTTTTTTGACCCACGGGCGGATAGAATCCGCCCCTACGTTGGCGGATTGCGATTTTGGAGGTGGTAGAATGAAAATTTTGGAATTATATGAGATTTTGCAGGGCGTGGGTGTGCCTGTTTTTCATTATATGGCGGTTGAGAGCAAGCCTACTTTTATTGTGTACAGCGAGTATGCAAGCCGATTTGAGCGAGCGAGCGGCGAGATTTGGCGTGAGATTGTCAAAGTTGCTGTTACGCACGTTTCGGAGACGGAGTTTGACCCTACTCTGGACGATTTGAAACGGGTGCTGCTTGAAAATAAAATTGGCTTTGAGGTGCAGACTAAGTTTGACACCGAAAATAAGCTGATTGTTAGCTATTTCGAGTTTGAGATTTATTCGCAATGGAAATCCTAAACGGCTGTGAAGAACTGGCGGCGGAATTGGCTGAAATGGCTAAAAAGACGGCTGATAAGGGTGTACAAAAGGCGGTTTTGGAGGCTGGGGCTGATGTGCTGGTCAAGGCGGCGGTGGGGAATGTCAATAATCGGACTGGGAATTTAAGGCGGAATATTGGTAGCGAGTATTTGCCTGACAGTGCGGAAATGCGGATAGGGTACACGAAAGACGGCTTTTATGGGCGGTTTTTGGAGTTTGGGTATCGTGCCGTTGGACGGGCTAGGCGGCGTGGGCGGGCTGGTGGCTTTGGGCGGTTTGTTAGGAGGCCGATTGTTATTCCTGCTTGGGAGGATAATGCGGGGGCGGTTTTGTCGGCTATGTTGGCGGAGTATGAGAAGAATTTGGGTTGATTGTGGGGGCATTTTTTTCGTAGGGGCGGTTTCCAACCGCCCGCAACCGTTTACGGTGGGTGGGTCATGGCGGTTTTTTGACCCACGGGCGAATGGAATTCGCCCCTACGTTTGCGGTTTGCGATTTTTTTTCGTAGGGGCGGATAGAATCCGCCCGCCAAGACCCATGAGACTGCGCGGATGGGGGCAAGCGTCCCCAAGAGAAAAACGCGCGATGTTAAAAAAAGGAGGTAGAAAGATGGAGTATGTAGTGCCTGAGTATGAGGTAACGATTGGTTCGTCCTTTTGGGCGGTGATCAGGAAGCGTGAGCGAGATATGATTGAATATGCGCCTGTTATCGAGATTCCGATAATTAAGGAATTGGGGCTGGCTCGCACGATGGCGGAGGTCGAGATTTATGCTAGTGGTATAATTTTTGATTATTTGAACCGTACATCGGGGGCGGAAATTAGCTTAAAGGCGGTGGCTTTGCCTACTGATTTGCTGATTGACTTGGAGGGCGAAACGGATGCGGACGGTTTTGTTATTAGCAAGACCACAAACGTAGCTAAGGAGTTTGCTTTTGGGTATTGGAGCGAGAATTCGGACGGGAGTTATGTGTATTTTTGGCATCCTGTCTGTAAGCTCGTGCCAGCTGATGAGAACCGTAGGACACGCACGAATAATATACCCGAACCCGATGCGGCTTACAAAATCAAGATAATGCCGTTTAATGACATTTGGCGTGTGAAATATCTGACGAACAGGGCGGACGGAGCGGTTTTGAGCCGAGAGGAATTTTTTAGGACACCGATTTTTAGTGAGACGAATTTGCCTGTGGCGGCAGTGCCTGAAATTCCTGTTGTGCCTGAAACGCCTGAAATTTCGGAAACGCCGCCTGTCGATGTCGATGTCGAGGACGGAGATTTAGGAAATGAGGGCGAATCTGATGACTAAATTTGTGCGGTCGAATATAGAGCCGATTATGATAGAGTTGGGTGGCGTGGAGTACCCTGCTCGGTTGACTTTTGCGGCTTTGGCGGAGTTGGAAGAACTTACGGATACTAGCTTTTTGGTCTTGTTTGACCATTTTGTTAAGGGGACGGCAACGCTTGATAGCTTGATGAAGATGTTGTTTGTGGCGTTAAAGGCTGGCGGAGTGGACGTGAGTTTGGCGGATTTGCAAGGCGAAAGTTACACTAAGGAATTTTTGGAGGTTACGCTATTGAAATTGGCGAATCTCTTGTCGAAGAGCCAAAAGGTGGATATTCCCGAACTTGTAGACAATGCGGAAAATGCGGATACGGACGATAAAAAAAACTAGGTTTTAACTGGTTTTTTCATATCTATTTCGCTCGGACTAAGCTAAATATGGGGTTTGACGAGTTTATGGGGTCGAATTTTTATTATTATTTTGGCTTGTTTGCGGAGTGGATTAAGGAGAACAAGGCGGTGAGCGGACGGACTGAAAAAGTGCCGTCCGCTCCGTCTTTGTCTAATGCGGACGTGAAGAAAGTGCAGAAAACTAAGAAAGTTAAGGGCTTTGATGAGTTGCCTGTTGGGTTTTGGTAATCAGACGATAAAAATCATAAATCCACGCAGTTTTAGGATAAAATCTACTAGTTTTTTCAAATCTCGGCGGAATCGGCTTTCTTGATAGATAATGCCTTTTTCGGCTAGGGTAAACTGCAAGACTTGACCGCTTGCCTCGATTAGGTGCAAATAATCGGCTCTGGCTAATTCTCGCAGGGTTTCGTGTACGTCTGGAACGAGTAAATCTGGAAAAATGGACTCTGCTATTTCGTGCGTGGCGAATGATTTTGCATCTACCTTGAATGTGCCGTCTTTGCGGCGTTCTAGGTATAGTTTGTATAATTCACACAGCATTAAGTCCGCATCCATTGTTAGGTCTTGGAAATTCATGGGGGTGACTCCTTTGTTGGGTAACGGGCGGGCAAACCCCGCCCCTACGTTGTAATAGGTTAATTATAACATAGATAAGAGGTGGCGGCAAAGTGATTTTAGTAGCCAAGACCCATGAGACTGCGCGGATGGGGGAGTGCGTCCCCAAGAGAAAAAAGCGCGATTTTAAAAAAAGGAGGTGGGGGAAATCGAAAGAGGGATACGATATGCGGGGTTGAAGTTGCAGATAGATGGAGCGGCGGAGTTTGAGCGGACGCTTGGTAGCATTAACCGTGAGTTGAAACTCTCGCAGGAAGAACTTAAAAAAGTTACGAACGAGTATGGTCGCAATGAGAGAAATATCGAGACCCTGACCGCCCGAAAAGAGCAGCTGGAAACGGCGGTGCGGCTGAATGTCGAACAACAGAAGAAACTAAGAGAAATGCTGGCTAATGTCGTTGAGGAATATGGTGCAAATTCGAAAGAGGCGGAGACTTTTGCGATACAGATAGCCAAAGCCGAAGCGGAAAGCGTTTTGCTAAATCGGCAGCTGCGGGAAACTACCGAGGATTTGAGACGGCAGCAAGAGGCGCTAAATCCTAGCAGATGGGAGCAGTTTAGCCAGCAGTTGGCTGAGATTTCTGAGAAAATGCAGAATATGGGCGAGCGGTTGACCGATATTGGCGAAACGATAACCGATAGAGTCAGTGCACCGCTTATAAATTTTGGCAAAAGTGCGGTTGAGACGTTTATCCAGTTTGACGATAGAATGAGGTCGGTGGCGGCTACTATGGGGACGACTGCCGAGGAAACGGATAGACTTACGACCGTGGCTCGAGAGATGGCGGCAGCTACACAGTTTTCTGCCACGGAAGCGGCGGATGCTCTGTATTATATGGCACTGGCGGGCTGGGACGTTAATCAGGCGATTGATGCATTGCCAGGGCTTTTGGGCCTTGCGGCGGCTAGTGGTACGAATTTGGGGACGGCGGCGGATATTGTAACGGATGGGCTGACTGCCATGGGCTATGCGGCTAGTGATGCGGGGCGGTTTGCGGATGTTTTGGCAGCGGCGGCTAGTAATTCTAACACGAATGTGGAGATGATGGGCCAGGCGTTTAAGTATGCCGCTCCGCTGGCTGGTACGTTTGGGTTTTCGATGGAAGATTTGGCACTTACCACGGGTTTAATGGCGGATTCTGGCATAAAGGCGAGCCAGGCAGGTACTACCATGAGAAATCTTTTCTTGGAGATGGCGACACCGATGGAGATTATCGTGGACGGTATGACGGTCGCAGCCGTTGAGACTGAGAATTTGGACGGCAGTATGCGAGATTTACGTCCGATTTTGGAGGAATTGCGGCATGAGTTTGCGGGGCTTACGGATAGCCAAAAGATGCAGGCGGCGGAGGCTCTTGTTGGGAAATCGGCAATCAGCGGATTTTTGGCGGTTATTAACGCCAGTGATGAAGATTTTTACGCCCTTGCTTATGCGATTGATACCAGTACCGATTCCGCCCAGGCGATGGCTGATACTATGCAGGCGGGGCTTGGCGGGCAGATTGGGCTGATGAAATCGGCACTTGAAGAAACCAGCCTTGTTATCGGTACGGCACTCGCTCCGATGTTGATTGAGCTGACACAGCTTGTTACTGGGATAATCACGAAATTTAACGAGCTGGACGATGGCACGCAAGCGGTTATTATTGGCGTTGGGTTGTTTGCGGCGGCACTCGGGCCTGTGGTAACTGCTATTGGTGGATTTATCCAAAATGTGGGAATTATTGCAGGGGCGTTTGGTAAGCTGTCGGCTAATTTGGCGATGCAGGGCGGCGTTTTGACGGTGCTAAAAGGGGCATGGGCGAAATTTACTGCTGTGCTTATGATGAACCCTTTTGTTGCGATTGCTGTGGCTATTGCGGCTCTTGCTGTTGGGATTGGCGTTTTGATTAGCAATATGCGGAAAAATAACGAGGAGGCACAGGCTCTAAACTCGGAAACTGAGCAGCTCGCCGCTCGGCATGAGGCACTGACGGCGGCAATGGAGCGGGGAGCGGATGCTTTTCTGGAAAATAGTCAGGCAATGGAAGATAACAAAACCCACGCCTTAGGTCTTTTGGACAGTATCTCGGAATTGGCTGAGCGTGGGAATCTGACAGGCTCGGAGATGTTTGAACTCACTCGCACGATTGACGAGTTAAATAATATAATCCCTGGGCTTTCCTTGGGTTATGATGCGGTTACGGGGAGTCTGATTGACCTGGCTAATGGGCAGGAAGTCAGTAACGAGCAACTGCAGCAGTATATCGAGTTAGCGATGGAACAGCAGAAAATGGATGCCGCAATGGAAGAAACTTTCCGTTTGCGGATGGAGCAGATTGAGCTGGAACGGGAACTGGCGGAAGTTACGGCTAGGCGGGCTGAAGTTGAGGCGGAGACTTTTGGGATTGGCGACTGGATAAACGGCACACGCAAGGCGAGTAATGAGCTTTTGGCGGAGCTAACGGCAGCCGAGGAGACCTATCGGGCGGCACTTGATGCTAATATCGAAACGCAGGAGGCACTTGGCGAGGCGATAGAGGCGAGTGTGGCTATTTTAGAGGAGTTTGAGCTTGGACAGACGAGTGTGGCGGAATCTTTGGAGGGCGTTAGTTTGCTGCTTTATGAACAGGGCTTGGATTTTGCGGATTGGGAGCAGATGCAAGCCGATGCGTTGGACAAAATCAGCAATTCCTTTGAGAATTACAAGCAGATTACGACAAATATGTTTGATACGGTCAAAGAGCGGGCTAGCATATCGATCGAGGAGATGACGGAGAATTTGCGAGCAAATGCGGCGGCGGTTGAGGAGTGGTCGGAGAATATGCGGATTTTGGTGGAGCGTGGCGTTGACCAGGGGATTATTGACCAGTTAAAGGCTGGCGGTGTTGAGGCGGCGGCTAGTGTCCGAGAGCTCGTAAATGCGAGCGATGAGGAGCTGGCGGAGCTTGAGACGGCGTTTAGGGATTCCACGGCGGCGGCGATGGCGGCTACTCGAAACGAGCTTGACCCTGCGGGGATGAGTGAAAGTTTCTCGGAACTGATTGACCAGGTGGCTACTAGCATTTTGGAGAATAATGCGATTTCGGATTCTCTGATTGACACCCTTGCAGATGCGTACGAATCTATGAACGAAAAAGTCGAGGAGATAGGCTTTGATGAAGTTGGCGAGAATATCGTTGACGGTGCGATTCAAGGGATTGATAACCGCATGGGCGACCTGCAGGAGAAATCCGAGGAAATGGCAGAGGACGGCGTTTTGAACCCCTTGACCGAGACTTTTGTAATGAACTCGCCTAGCAAAAAGACGATGGAAATCGGAGAATTTGTTGGCGAGGGCTTAATCGAGGGCATGGAAAATACTAAATCTAACATCATAGATACAGCAACACAGCTGGCGACTGCGATAATCACGGCGATTAACGATAAGATAAATTCGGGTGTTTTCGAGGTGCAGCAGAGCATCAGGAACTTGGTGCAGGGTGTGCGTTCGACAGCCGAAAGTGAGGTTAATTCTGCTAATTTTGCGACTATCGGCGAAAATATGGCAAGTGGCGTGGCTCGTGGGATTGATAGTGGCGGCGGTTTGGTACAAAATGCCGCAAGGAATCTTATTAACAAAGCTATGTCAGCAATGAAATCCGCTGCAGATATTCGCAGCCCGTCAAGGAAAACGATGGAATTTGGCGAGTTTTTGGGCGAGGGGCTTAAAATCGGCTTGGATAGCTATTTACAGCCGCTTGAAGAATCCGCAAAGGACATCACAAAATCTATGCTAAATGTGTTGAATTTCACGGCAGACCCGAATTTGGGCGAGTTGACTTTGAATGTGGCAGCGGCTGATGTAGGGGCGAACTCCGTTCGCCCGCAACATTCGCAAGAAAACGGGCGGTCGGAGACCGCCCCTACGGAAATTTCCATAACTGGCAATAATTTTTATATTCGTGAAGAGGCGGATATTGATAAGATTGCCACGAAAATTTGGCAGAAGACCAACAGGAATTTGGCACAGGCTCGGCGGATTGGGGGTGCGTTTGCATGACGTTTTCTAGGCAAAATAACGGCTTTTTCTTTGCCGATAAACATTCTAGCGAGTTTAACATGGCGGTTGAGTCTGTGATGCGCGGGCTTTTGCCACCGAAAAAGGCAGAGTCGCAAGGATTTGATGTTACTGGTCGGCATGGGAACGTGGTTTATAATTCGCCTGTTTTTGGGATTCGGCAGATTATTATTAACGTGGCTTTCTTGGACGAAGATGTTTTCTCGTTGCAGAAAAAGGCGAGGGCGGTGGCTCATTGGCTGGGCGGCTCGGAGGGGTTGCTTTATTTTGACGATGAACCTGATTTGGCTTATAATGCGACTATTTTTGAGCCTGTTGATGCTGAGGAGATAATTACAGCGAAGAGGGCTACTTTGAATTTCACGGCACAGCCGTTTGCTCGGAGCATTAACTTTTTTCAGAGCAATCATAATGCAGTGAGGAGTGGTGTTCGCATGGATGTTTACACCAACGGTACGCAAAGAGCACCGTGTATTATTATGCTTAGGAACGCTGGCGGCAGTAATATAACCGCCGTGAAATTTACACGCAAGGCGTTTCATAGGTAATTTTAAAGTCGCGCATTTGTTCTCTTGGCGGTTGATGTTTCCATCCGCGCAGAGGCTTGCGTTTGTGGGGGCGTTTTTTCGTAGAGAGACAAATGTGCGATGTGAAAAGCAGTCAAGACCCATGAGACTGCGCGGATGGGGAAGTGCGTCCCCAAGAGAAAGGAGCGCGATTTTAAAAATGAGTGCGAGTTTACATTTGAGTAGGCAGGTGCTGAACCATTTTCTGCGGAATCAGCAGATAACAGCACCAACACAGCTGTTTTTGGCGTTGTATACGTCAAATCCGACCAGTGAGGACACTGGCGTGGAGATTACGGGAGGCTCGTATGCACGGATGCCGATTACGTTTACAGCACCTAGTGCAGATACGGGGATTAACGTGGTTAGTAATGCGGCGGAGATTCGTTTCCCTGTAGCTACTGACGACTGGGGGACGATTTCGCATTTTGGCGTACGAGATGCGGCTACTGGCGGAAATTTATTCGCTTTTGCCGCCGTGCCTATCCCGAAACTTATCGAGGAGGGCGATGAGGCGAAATTTATTCAGAACGCTCTGACGATTAGCCTTGAGTAGCCGTGATTAGCTATAATTTAGGCAAATTTAACCGAGGGAGCGGGTTCGCCGCACCGTCTGTTTTTTTGGACGGTGCAGCTGCTCCTCGGTTTGCAACCGATGCGGATTTGGTTAAAAGTTCAAACATTTCGGTCGATGGCGTTTCATCACACCTGACGGCGGACGGAGATGTTTCTCGCGCTAGGTGTCTTGATGGCGATGCAAAGGCAAAAATGCAGACTGGCGTTAGTATTTTCATCGTGCAAAAATGGCGGAATCCTAAGCACGGGGGCGGTGCAAGCGGCGGCTTTAACCGTGGGCGGTTTAATCTTGGGAAATTTAACAGGCGTTCGGATAATGATTGGGCGGTGCGGTTTGTTGGCTCGGCTGGGTTGAAATGTAGAGCTTTCGGTGCTTTGTCGGTTTCTCGTGGTGTTCGTGGAGATGCGAGCCTGCAGATGACGGCAAACGGGCGATTATCCCAGAGCAAGGCGTTTTCTGCCGATTTTTTGCTGAAATTTTCCGCAAAAGGTCGAATTTCACAGGCTCATCCGCTTGCGGGGGCTGCCGATTGGCGGCTTGGAACGGACGGACGTGTTAATGCCGCAAAATCGTATCTCGGTACGTCTGATTTGCGGCTCGAAACGGCTGGGCGTGTTAATAAATCCGTGGCAGTCAGCGGCGATTCTTGCCTGAAATTAAAGGCTTTTGGACGTGTAAATGTTACCAGGGGCTTTGTTGGTGCGTCCGATTGGCGGCTTTCGGCTGGGGGACATTTAAGCTGGGCGGTTAATTTTGCCCAGCCGATTGATTTATTTTTGGAAACGGAGGGGGCTGTTATTCGCTCGCAACCGTTTGAGGGGGCGAGTGATTGGCGGATTTTCACACGCTCCGCAATTGTCAGGGCACGGCATTATTCGGGTAAGAGCCCATGGGTTCTGCGGGTGTCTCGTACGCCGTTTTTCACGTTTGTTTACCACCATATCGAACTAACAGGGCTTACCCTGCGGCCTGGCGAGGAGCTTGTTGTCGATACAGATAGGATGACAATCACGATAAACCGCCAAAATGCGATACGATTTTTGACGGCGGATAGTGAATTTTTTCTGTTGCACCCATCGCCATCCGCCGAGTTGACTTTTCCGAATGAGATTACTTACACGGGAACGCCTGCCGCTAACGCCGCTGATATTCGGATACTGTGGAAGGATGTGTTTTTATAATGCGGAAGATTATCATTTTCGGCATTGGCATGGAGCGGCTTGCCTTTTTGGAAAATGCGACAAATATCGGATATACGTTGAACTTGAACGCCATACATTACGCTCGGTTTACAATGCCGATTGACGATGCGAAAAATAGGTATTGTGCCGTTCATAATTTTGTCGAATTGTGGGAAAACGGGCGGCGTGTGGAATTGTTCCGCATTATCGGCACGAATCTAACCCGCCCGAATTTTATCGAATATGAGTGCGAACACGTCATCACAACGCTTATCGACAACGTACTGTTCCGCTTCCACACCATCGGCAATATCGGGACGTTCACAAACACTGTTCTGAACTATATTTTGGGCAGGCAAAGCGTACAGAATTGGCGGCTGGGCGTTTGTGATTTCCGCCACCAATTTTTATACAAATGGGAGAATGAGAACCTACTGGCGGCTCTGTTTAGCGTACCGAAGCCGTTTTTGGATAAATATATGTGGACTTACGACACAACAACAAGGCCGTGGACGTTGAATTTGCGGCGAATTGACGAAAGGGGTCAAATCGAGTGCGAGCTGCGTTATATGAAAAATATGCAGGAAATCCAAAAGACTGTGGATGCAACGAATATTTTGACACGGCTCTATCCGCTCGGTTACGGAGAGGGGAATAACCAGCTCGGTATCGAGGCAGTAAACGGCGGAAAACCATACATCGAGGCGGATGCGGCGACACTTGCGGCATATGGCGTTAAAGAGAGCATTTGGGTGGACCGCCGTTTTGAGAATGTTGAAAATTTGAAATCCACGGCTGAAAGTATACTTAAGGAGTTATCAGTGCCATATGTCAGCTATGCCGTAACTGCCCTCGACCTGTTTAAGATGTCAAAAGACGATTTTGACGATTTACGGCCTGGGAAACTGGTTCGGGTTATTGACAAAGAGGACGGCATCAACGTCAATGCCTTTATAGTTTCGGTGGAAAAGCCAGATATTGCTCAAGCGGCGGTTAATGTTGTGATTGCGAATAAGGATAGGGACGTGGCTGGCTCGATTTCTGATTTGGCGGAACGGACTCGCATAAATGAGCTATATGCACAAGGTTCGGCTAATCTCCTGACCATGAATTACCTGGACAATGCCGATAGTGCGAACCCTGCGGTGTTTGAGTTTTTTATCCCTGCCGATATGGTCAACATAAATCAGGCACTCTTGCGTGTGCAATTATTGCGATTCCGTGGCTATTCAAGGGCGATTCAAGGTGGCGGGTCGGTGGCTACCAGCTCTGGCTCTGGCGGCGGCTCGACTGTAACTAGTACGTCTGGCGGCGGCACTAGTACGTCCACGACCTCGGGCGGCGGCTCGACTGCGACCAGCTCATCGGGCGGCGGGCAGAGTGCGACCAGCTCATCGGGCGGCGGACAGAATTCGACCACAACGACCTCGGCACAGATTAGCAACAGCACCATGGCAAACTCTTTCTCCGCTCCCGCTACCTGGAATCATCCATCTGGCGTATTCGTATTTAACGGAGAAATGGCATCCGCTACGGTTAGAATTGGTGCAGAGGGGTCAACGGTAACATCTAACCCGCATATGCACCAGATACGGATGTGGACGACATCCTGGTCTCATTCACACAATAATCCGCCGCACCAACACCAGTTTACAATCCCAGGGCATAACCATCAATTTACCGTCCCTGCACATACACATAATATTTCGGTGCAAGCTCATACTCACAATGTTACGATTCAGGCTCATAATCATAGCGTTACGATTGCGGCACACAGCCATAATATTTCCCTAAGCCCGCATACGCATACGATTACCCTGCCGAATCATACACATGGCATAGAATTCGGGATTTTCATGGGGACGGTTGCCAATTCCATCCAGTTGCGGGTGGATGGCACGGCTGTTAGTGTACCGAACCTGAATAACATAGACATCGCGCGGTTTCTGCGGACGGATGGCGGCGGGCGGATTTTGCGGAACGCTTGGCATAGGATTGAGATTATTCCCAACCAGCTCACCCGCATTTCGGCGAATTTGTTCCTAAACATTTTCACAAACCCGAGGACAAATTTGAATCTTTAACGTCGCGCGTTTGTTCTCTTGGCGGCTGATGTTTCCATCCGCGCAGAGGCTTGCGTAGGGGCGGATAGAATCCGCCCGCCAA